GCCCTAACTAGGCTATGTCTTCCTTGATCTCGTGGGACGATTACCCGCGACTAAAAGGAGGTTGACGTGTCGACGTCGTATTGGCCAGAACCGACTCGGTTGAGATGTCCCGATTATACTGCCATGTATAATGACAGTACCTACGTTCCTCTTCCGATTCGCACCTATTTGGGCGGATCCCAAGTGTATTACACCTGGATCATGGTCCCGCCTAATCCCTTTGTTAGGTCGTCGTATATTTACGATACACCTCACAGAAGGAGAACGCGCGACGATAGATACGGTGTGGGTTTATACCCGCCTGGGAACATGTTTCACATGTCCGCAGACTTTACACATTTGGGGCCGGTTCACGATTTTTCCGTGGGACCCTATACGGTAAGGTTCGATAGCTTACCTTATGGGGCCGCACAGATCCCCTTGTGTGGGGCTCTGATTGGATTAATCGGGCCTGGTGATCGCATCTTATGGCGTGATTACGCCATGAGAATCTCTAAGAGCGTTGTTGATTCGTACTCTGAAGAAGCTTGGAATTACTTCTCAGATGTGTTACCTACACACCTCTCCTTTTCGGAGTTTGTGCAGGGTTTCACTCAGTTGGCGGAATTGTTACCGTCAATTGGCGAATCAGTAACGAAAACTATTTCAGCCGGGTATCTCCAAAAGAAGTTCGGATGGGATAATCTCCTATCCGACTTAGATACCCTCGGAGGGCTAGTCCAGACTGTTTTGGACAGGATGGATTACTTCCGTAGAACATACGGAATCCCCCAAAGACTCGGATTTGTGAGGAGGATACCTCACGCCGAAAGTGGCGCGATTGGTACTTTTCACTTGTCCAACGGGTATGAAACAGTTCTGACTTACACAAACTTCACGGTTAAATATAGGGCTACGGCCTGGATTGTCCAGACCTTAGACTATATGCGTGATTTTGTGGGGTTCCTTAGAGTCTTCACAGGGGCGCTGGGATTGAATAACCCAGTCAAGGCTTTTTGGAACACTGTTCCATTAAGCTTTGTTGTTGACTGGTTTTTCAATATATCCCAACACTTAGACAATCTTACACGCCTTAATCCCGTAGTGGGCTGGGACGTCAATGACGTAACAGAGTCACTTACGTACGAGTATGACGTGCAAGTGAGTTTTAACTACAATGGGGGTCCCAGCAATTTTGCTGTGATTTCCACCGGAGTAGTGCATGTGAAGGTGTACGATCGAAACGTCGGACTTTCCTTCGACTGGGAACTGCTGAACCCAGACGAACTATCGACCACTCAGCTAACGTTGCTTCTCAGCATGCTTCATCAGTATGCTTGAGATGCTCAGTTGTAGGAGCGAATCCAATGTCCTTTACTGATACACTTACATTAGATGATGCCACTGGCGACGATACGGTGTATGTCAAACAAACGTCTGACACTACAGGGACTCGTCGCTTCAACACCGCTACTACCAACGCTGAACCTGGTTCGCTTGTTATCAAGCATACCTCGTCCGGTGCTGGTGTGAACGCTGTTGATCGTCATCTTGTTCAGTTTTCATTAACTAAACTTGATGCGAATGACATCCCGCGTAATGCTATCGTAAATTTTACGATGGCTGTACCGCGGGCTACGGCCATTACCAGTGCTGAGGTCATTGATCTGGTGAGTAATCTCATCGATCTGATCTCTGACGGCAGTTTCTCTGCCGCGGGCATTGGCGGGACTGTAGCTCTAACACAACTCCTCAGAGGCGAGAGCTAGCTATGAACCCTTTGGGTGAAATCCCTGAGGTTCAAGAGCAGTATCGTCGCCTCGAACAGGAAGAAATCTTCTTTCTCACCTATCGGTGGTTAAGAAGAGTTTTCACCCTGGAGGTGTGCATACTAGTAATATCTGCCCTTTTATGGACAGTTATTACGATACACCTTATTGACGATTTGACTCGTCACTAAGGCGTACGGACAAACGGATTGGCCTTGGAAAGGAGATCCTTTTATGGATTCCTCGAAGAGCCAAGTCGATTTTTATGTCGACCTACTAGAGCAATTGCTCTGTCGCGATCAACCGCTACCCATGGGATCGAGAAACCTCAAGCGTGATGTAGAAACTTTACAGTTTCGAACATCACATGAGGGGATGTCTTTCCTGACAAAAACTTTACCAAAATTAGGTAAGGCTTTTGATCAAGGTTTGGCGTCCACCCGATTCGTGCTTCCATTAGAGTTTAAATGCTCTCATGGAAACCGAAGTATTCCCGCTTTTATGCAGGAGTATTTCAATCGGGTTTTCGATTCCTGTGGGAATCTCTTGGACGAAGCAAACCCTGACGATGTAAAACACATTCGTCAGGTTTTGTTTTTCGTGTATAAATTAGAGCTCCCGTATACTCAGAAACAGAACGAAGGAGTGGTCAACGCCTTCGTCGCCACTGATGCGGGACTCCAATTCACTGACGATATAGAAGCTAATCAAGTAATTGAAGTTGCTTCCTATATCGTTCAGGATATATTCGAAGGATTTGATCCTAAGGATATATCTCCACGACATGGTCCAGGGGCCGTCGCCACTGGTGAACGTCTAGAGGATAAGTGGATTTTCCACCGCCTCTACAATGACATTCATCAAGTGTACCCCTACTATGATTACTTCATAGTAGGAGGTGGTTTGGAGCTGATGGATCGATTGGAATGGTACAAGTCATTGGAACGGCTTGATCATGGCCGAGCCAAGGTTGTACTAGTTCCAAAAGATTCTCGAGGTCCTCGCCTTATCTCCTGTGAACCACTTGAATTTCAATGGGTTCAGCAGGGTCTTGGGCGGAAGATTATCGACCATCTGGAGCATAATAAACTCACACGTGGCCAGATAAACTTTGAGCACCAAGATATCAACCGTGACCTTGCTCTTGAGAGTTCTTACTCTCTTAAGTGGGCTACGCTTGATTTGAAAGATGCTTCAGACAGAGTGTCACTTGAGCTTGTGAAGAGGGTGTTTTCCAAGACACCTTTCTTATTGCGAGCTCTGCTGGCATGTCGATCGAGTGCTACACTCCTACCAGATGGTAGGGAGGTTACTCTCAACAAATACGCTCCGATGGGGTCAGCTTTGTGCTTCCCTGTTGAAGCGATTTGTTTTTGGGCAATCTGCGTAGCAGCCATTAGCCGCCACCGTAGATTACGGCGGGCTTACGACTCTACCCAAAAGGATGAGTCGGTTGAAAAGGAGGTTTTCGTATATGGGGATGATATTATCGTACCCACTAAAGATGCCTCCCTATGCGTACAGTCACTGGAGTACTTTGGCCTTCTGGTCAATCGCTCCAAGTGCTGTATCCAGGGACCTTTTCGCGAGTCGTGTGGTATGGACGCCTTTCGGGGCGTCTGTGTCACACCAATTCGCGCGAAGGTACCCTGGAACGGACGCAAGACAGATGGGTCCGCCTACGCATCGTATATCCATTTGGCGAATGAATTATTCGCCCGAGGGTACACTTTGTGTAGCAATAAACTTTGGGGAGAGCTCAAAAGTGTATACGGAGATATTCCGTATGGCACTTCTGTGTCTTCTTACCCTTGTGTTATTGTATCTGATGCTGAAGAAGCGGAGAGGTTAAACCTCAAGCGCTTTCGACATCGGAAAAGCGGACGGTACCAGCGCATCGAGTTTCTTGTCCTTAAACTAAGGTCTAAGGTCAAGAAGTCTAAACTTGATGGCTGGCCTCGGATGTTGAGGAATTTATTGATTCCTCCTTTCGAGGATCCATCTTCCGTCGTTGTGCCACGGTCGACGATAATCAACCGTGGATGGACGCCAGTGTATTGATCAAGTACACTGTACGTGGCGACCCCGTAAGGGAAGCCCGCGCATG